TGATAAGTACCCTGATCTTAGACCAATCAGTGACTGCTTTTAATAGTTCATATTCAGCCCCTTCGACATCCATCTTGATCGCAGTAGCTCCATGAGTAGAGATAGCTTCATTGATGTTGATCGCAGGCACGTGCAAAATATCTCGACCTCGAATAGGAAGAATTGAGTGCTTTCCCGAATCATTTGAGATGAAGAAATCAATAGTCGATTCTTCTCCAGGAACTATTGCTTTTTGGATTACTTTACACTCTGACTCTACGCCATTTATCTTGATGTTCTCTAGGGCAAATGATGCATTGTGAGGTAGAGCTTCGTATGCAATAACTTCCTTGATCTTTGGAAACTGGCGAGCCATGCGTATTGCAAAAAGGCCAATGTGTCCGCCGATGTCTAACCAAGTATCCTCCTGATTAAATACTGCATTTACATCCATTTCTAGACCGTATGCAGCCGAGGTTAGAGGTTTAATGTATTCACCGCTCTTTGGGCTCTTTGATACATTAGTACCGACATTATACTTGATCTCATTCAATCCTTTACGAATATAGAACTGAAAGTCTCCATATTTTGTTTTCCAATCGATCAGTTCAAGTTGATCAAACTTCTTAGCTGTGTTAAAATCTATTCGAGTATCCATTTAAAAGTATTTATTGATTATTTTACTCTGGATACTTCTTTAGTTTTGATAGATTTTACTCTTTGTACTTTAAGAACTCCATTAGTCACCACGGTTGAGACTTGAACATTGTTCTTTTTAGAAAAATAATTGATTGATGCTCTAAAATTTAAAATGTCTCTTTTAGTAGAGAGACCTGAGACTTCAAAAAAGTTTCCTACTTTCATTTTAGATAGACGTTGATCTAGGATAGACGCACGTTCTGTTACTAGTTTGGCTTTTTGAATCGGCCCGATTACAACTGGGTTTTTCATAATAAAATAATTTTTGATTATTATACTAAGAAAAACTTAAAAATAAAAATTTATCGTTTATTTTTAGATTGAGTCTTTTTCTTGATCGGACTCGCCTTTTCGATTTGGTCCTCACTGACTCTTTCATTCTTGCCTTGAATTAAGACCAAGTAGTGCTTTTTATCGATTGCTGTTACTTTACCGATTCGATCCTTTACTTTTACTTGTTCTCCTATTCTAAATTTTGATCTTTTTTCTATGAATGGATCAAGCGACTCCTTTAGAGAGTCGCTTAGATATTGTGAATAAGAAAGTATTCTTTTCAAGAAAGATCTTTAGTTTTTTCTGAGTTCATTGAATAAGCATCACAAGTTGCTTTCTTAGAACCTGCACAAGACGACAGAACTAAACTTGCTATTAAAATTATTATGATTAATCTCATTTTAAGTCTCTTTTAAATAGGTCAAGTCCAACGTAATCACTCTTAAGAGAAACGATAGATGCTTCGATTGATTCTCGGATTCCAGTAAGTTTCTTGACTGCTTCTGAATCAACATCAGGATTAGAGATAGCCTTTTGAAGTTTTTCCATTGTCTCTTCCAACTTAGTGATATCTATTGAGATTGCATTTTTTCGGTCCTCAATCTTTTTAAAAGATTCGATCTTTTCATCGATCTTAGTCTTAAAGATTGGACTGATATCGTAATTGAATTTAGCTGCACAGAACTCATATAGTTCGTACTCATCCACTTTTTTCCATTCTCTTTCAGCAGCATTTAATTTTTCACAAACATAAAACTCATCATTTAACTTAAGAATAAATGCTTCGCTTAGTGTTCGGTCATTAGTTAATTCTTTTATGAAATCAAAGTTAAATAAGTTACTCGAGTTTTCGAATAGAGTCAAGACCTTGTTTTTAACTTCGCCGCTTTCTAGAGAAAGGGCTTCCATTAAATTGATATCGTCTAGGTTAGAAACTTTAGATTCATTTAAGTAAAGATCTAATTCTTTTTCCTCATTTGTCTTAAAGCTAATATTAAAGTTTCTGATGGCTGAAGAATCTACGCTCGTTCCGTCTAAATTCTTTTTAAATCCTAGAGTAGCAAATGACTCAGCAACCTTATAGAATTTTGGAAACTTTTCCTTAATATAATTAGGATCAACTTCTGCGATCTTGAATTTTCCATCGATATGCACCTTCGTCTCTTTGCCAGTCAATCCTCTAGATTCACGGATTGAAACGAATCGATTGTCCATATAAAGAATCATTCCGTCTTTAGCTTTAGTCGCTGGTGTGATCAGGTTAGTCACGTTAGTGAATGAATCCCCTTCACCTAACGTAAAATATCCTAATGTTTGAGATTCAAGTAATCGTAAGTCATTTACTAATTGATTAACGATCGGAACAGCCGTTCCATATTTGATCTTAAGTATATCAGACGTATACGATTCTGCAAGTAACATGTTCTTAAGATCTTGGCTCACTGCTGAATATTGCGGATTCGGCATTGAATCCATTGTGTAAATAGCGTTTAAGAATAATAATTCAGATCGGTTCTCATTAATGTACTTTTCAACTTTCGCGATCTGTGTCTTAATAGTTGAATCGTATTTATGCTTTGAGAATGCTTGAATAAAACCTTCACATAGTGCAAAATCAGGAGTACCGTTATTCAAGTAAGATTCAAATAATTCTACCTGATTGATCACGATAGGGTTTGTACCAGACTTAGATTCACGAATAGCTTTTAATTTCTCAGAAAGCTTTGCCTTTTTCGCAACGCCTGCTATTTGTGATTCGGGAGTAGTTTCAACCTTTTTAAACTGCTCTAGAATAGTAGTTAATTTTTTGCTCTTAACCTTAGCATTGATTGAAGTTAATCCGCTCTTTATGTTATTATAAATTACTGGAGTCGGTTCACCCAATGAGATCGATTTATCAATCGATTCAGTTAACATTTTTACTAATGGGTCTGATTTAAGAGTAGAGTTAGTCTTAAGTTCAGCTAATATTTTGTCGACGAAGCCTTTCATTTCGTGAATTATTATTTTTTTTTATTTATCTCAATAAAACGTTAATTATTTGATGTACGTTTAGATTTGATTTTAGATTTAGATCCATTCGTTTGTATTGACTTTGATTTAGCGACACCGAATCGGTTTACAATCGGAGCTTCTCCCTTACTCTTTATGGTAGAAGTAGCTTCCACCTTATTTGCAAGATCAAACTTAGTTATGGTCGATAACCTGTCTTTGATTCCAGTAAGTATCTTATTCAGGTCTTTCTTGGCAGCTGCATCTTTTTTGGCTTGAGTGATTGCAGCATCAACATCTGCTTGCTCACTAGGCTTTCTCCACTCTCCAGTATACATTAAGGTCTCGCGACCGTCTTGGGAAACTGAAACTAGATACACTGTTTTATTTTTTGAATTAGATATGGACTCGCTGTCCTTTTTAGCAACGTTAAAGGTGATCTGGCCAGTAGATAAATTTTCCTGGCTTGAATCATTTACGTTATCTATTGCGACCTTACCTGAAGAAGTCTCAAAAACAAGTCGATATTTTGCTGCATTGACGTTTAGGTCCAATGGAACTAGTGGATTTTCAGCATTTGCGAGAGTCGCCTCAGTAAATACTTTTAACTTAAGCACGTTATCAAATGGAGAGAGAACAAATCTTAGTTTTCCAGGACTAAACACTACTTCTTCAGAAGAATCAGTAGATTTAATCATTGAATTTACATTAGATATTGATATGTTATTATTGTTAAAGAAGATGGGAACATACTCAGTACGAACCACTTCTGTCACTTGCGATGGCATCATCGGCGTGATCACTGCCTGCTGATTTAGTGGAGTCGGTTCAATAAAGAGTGAAGTCGCTTCAAAGTTATTTTTAACAATTTTATTGTATACTCTCTGCGACTGTGGTTTATTAAGTAGAGGTAAGTTGATTAGGCTTTTTCCGTATTTTTTTGGAGAGATGAGACTAAATGACGCTTCTCTAATTATCTGTTCGCCGTTTCTTCTATTAGTCAATCGGGCAAGGTAATCAACTGACATGCTAATGGCTTCATGGGCATACTTAAGCACTGGTCGAAACACGTTAGGTTCATCGTATGAATCCTCTTGAAAAAATACTAACCTTGCAGTATTAATGAATGCCGTTCCTACTTGTTCAAAGACGCTTAACTGATGAACTATTATCCAATCATCAGCTGGGTTTCTGTTATTTAAGATGGCTATCAATTCTCCAGGAAAGAATGAATTGAACGTAAGATAGAATTCAAGATAGTCTCCGACTGCTGCTTCATTAACGTACGCTCCTACATTATTAAATTCATTAGTCTGAGAAACGGTTGCAGTATACGCTTCTGATACTTCATATGAATCATACGTCATTGAAGTATTTGTGAGTATCTGTTTTTTGGTTCCACATTCCAACAAGGACAGAGTTATGGGATTGTTATACACTAAGCCAGACGGCCCGGTCGGACTTGGTGTGATTGCCGCTGCAAACGTTAGTGCAGGCACAGGTGCAGTCACAAAGTCCTCATTGATATTCTTTATTGACGGTATATAAATGTCTATGTATCGATCATAAATAGCGTTTGAAAGAAATAGAGGCTTTGGATTAAATATTATGAGCTGAGAAATGGTTTCGGGAGAAACCAAGACATTCGCAAAAATATTGACAGTGCCGTTGTTTTCAGGATTGTTTACTGAGAGAATTAAGGCTTTAAAATTATCAAAATCAAAACCTGACACAAAGTGAAATCGTAGTCTATCCATCACAACATTATATCCAGATAGAGTAGTAGAGGTCAATTGAGTATTGTAGTTTAGGTAATTCGGTATCTTTTCACTATCTAAGTGGACATACGTATTGTTTTCAATAGGAACAACTGTTAAGTCTTGAATGTTTTTTAACGTGTTATATGAAGAATCTGTATTAAATATCTGATGAGCTCCAGTAATAGCATTTTCAACAAAGACGAAATCTTCATTATAGAAATTTAGGGAACCGATCTGTTCGAACTGATATTCTACTATGCAGTATGAAGAGAGATTTATGAATCTATTTTGTGCCATCTTTATCTTTTTCTTTTAAAGCTTTTGATTCGATATATGTAACACACTCCGACTTGATTTAGGGTGCTTGCGCCCAATACGATGTTATGCTGATCAAATAAATTAATTCCAAAATTTACGCCCAGTCCCTGACGACTGTCGTTTAGTGAGTACAAGTATGATCCACCGATCAGCCATTGTATCTTTTTAGATTTTACAGGCACATATTCTTCTGGCGGAATGCTCACGATCGATAGTGAATCCACCCTTAACCATTCTGGGCCAATGATTCGACTCTTCCATAAACCTCTAGACTCTTCAGTAAGAACCACTTTTATTGGAAGCTTGCCAAAAGAAAAGGTTCCGCGGTACGCAGCAGTATTCTTATTTACCCATCCGTCCCAAAAAACAAAGGGCTCCTTTTCGTCTGGATATTTTAGGGAAAGATTCAGCTTATTCGTGTCCAAAGGATCCTCTTTTGCAAATCCCTGTACGACTTTTTCATCTAGCGATATTATTGAACTAGTTATGCTTAATAATTTTTCATCCTGCTCTTTAATTTCTCTATAAAGTTCTCTGTTATTTTCTTTTAGGTCTTTTAATAGGTCCCTTTGACTAGAATAATAATCGACTAATTTTGCGTATCTACCATCGGCTTCTTTTGTAAGCTTGTCCGACGCAATGATTGATTTTTTAAGCTGATCAATCTCGCGATCATATCCTTTTTGAAGCTCGCAATTCTTCATAAGAAGCACAACGATCGCACAGGACATAATGGTACCAATAAATCGATATATTGTTTCCTTATTCATATTGCTTAATTATTTCAAGAATGTCACTAGGGGTCAACTTTGAACCTAGCTCTTCTTCTAGTTTATTTATTACGTTTTTCTCCTGTTCTCTAGTCGTGTGTAATATCTCACTCACAGTCTTTCTTTCCTCTTCAAGTCGAGCAGCTTCCTGTTCTATTCTCTTAAACTGGGAGTTTATGGCAGAGTACGTCTGGTATAAACTATGTAATTGTCCCTTTAAAATTTTTTCCATCTTATGATTCTTTTAGTGTTACTTCGATTCCGCTCATTAGGATCCTTTCTACTCTATTTATCGATTGTGCCAGCTGATTTAGATCGACGATAACTGGTTGATTTTGAGAAGAAGACTGTTGTTGGGAAACAGTATTTGGTGAAGGTTGAGTGGTGTTTGATGATTGTGAAATCGTCGTGTTTGATGCAGTATTAGTATTAGCAGTAGACGATGAACTTGTAGTCGATGCAATGGGTTCAGTCTTAACCATGGTCGTTTCTTTGACCATTGATGGCTTAGTCTCTTCCATTTTTATCATGCTTGAATTTTCAGAATTGACTTTTGAAAAATTTTCTGACTTTTCGATATTTGAAGAATTCAAGTTATTAAAATAAGTTTCTTTATTTTCTCTACTTGTTTTTAAGCTAGTACCCGACCCTCTTCTCTCTCCAGGGATAGATTTATCTTTTTCTAGATTCAGTGAATTTTCACTGAATGATTTTTTGACTTCGGAAACTCTAGACTCAAAATTTGAAGTGGTGACTCCAAATAACTCTTTTGCCTGTTGTCCAAGCTCACCAGTCGAGGGCAGATTTAAAAAATCACCAGCCTTTGACACAATCTTTCCGACTTTTGATAAGAAACCTCCTCTTTTTCGACCCTCCTCTTTTTCACTAGTTGAATAATTAATCTCGCTTCTTTGATTATTCTCGTTTTTATTCTCGTTTATGTTAATTAAGCTTGTGGTAGAAGGATTATTATTAGTCGTACTAGTCGAAGATTCAGTAGTATTTACAGTGGACCCTCCTGACATATTGAAAAAGCTTCCAGCCGGTTCTTTGGTAGATTCAATCGATTTGGTCGGCTTATTATTCTCAATGTTTATATTGATTGCTGGGTTCTGTTTTTCTTCAATCTTAGGTTTCTCCTCAGTTACTTCTACTTTTTTTGAAGTAAGTGCTCCTTCTGAACTAGTAACGTTAGTTGGTTCTTTAGTCGAAGCAGTCTTTTCATTAATCGTGCCTTCTGATTTAGCTTGTGTGCTTGACTTATTTTCAGTAATCTCATTCTTGGGTTTTTCATTAATTGTTGATTCTCCTTGATTCTGTGTTTTTTCTTGAGTACTGACTTCGGTCTTGGGTTTTTCATTAATCGGAGAACTTGAAGCAGGCTTAGGTTTTTCAGTAGTCGACACCTTCGCTGAAGATTTCTTTTTATCGTACAGCTCCTTAAATGCTGCCTTTACGAGTCCATCTGCACCATATGAGTTTAGCCTGATGTATAAATTATAGGGATTGATACCTAACAGGTCTACAAAAAGATCGTCTTCGATTGCAAAAACCTGATCAAACGTTATTTTCGGGTCAGCTTTTTGTTTTTTTAGGATCGCTGAATAAAACTTATCAAACTCCTCAGTTATTTCGGCTTCCGGATTGATGTTTTTTAAGTACTCTTCGATCTCGGCTTTTTTATTTAGCCCTGCCTGGCCTTCTTGTAACCTAGTCCATAACCCTGGGCTTATCTTTTCGGCCCCTTCCTTGATAGCATTGAGCTTTTCAGGATCAAGAGTATTCGGATCATCCCCTATTTGACCATTAGGCGAGTATATTCCAAAAAGATCTGCAATCGCTAGCTGATAGCCTTTATACTTCTTTTTGTTTTTGCTTGCTTCCTTCAGCTCATCCGTTGGATAAGGATGAGAGTTAGCATAGTCTAGCCTTTTTTGTATCTCCCTTTGGATTCCTAGATTAGCTTCCCGTACGTATGCAGCAACACTCAAAGCGTAGAATTTTTTTATTATTTATTTAAGTTTCAAATCATCTGGAAGATTAACTCTTACTGGTTGATTTGAATTCATTAGGTTGGAGAACACGTCATCTGGGTTGTTCTTTTTATCGATCTCCTCATTGACTATGTTTAAGAGTATGGAATATTCCATGTATTCCATCTCATATAGGGTATCAAACGATTGGTTAAGCTTCACTGCCAAGTCTTTATTAAGCTTAAATAAGTTCATCAAGTCCAGCTGAAATAATGAAAATATCTTTGACAGTGAAGCTTCCTTCCAAAAAAATGTGGCTCTCCGTCGTGTCTTTACACTTATCGCATACGCTGATTACTTTGTTTAGACTTGCTTTTTTTAACTGTTGAGTGAATTTATGAATAAAGACGAACTTGTTTTCTGGCCAACTTGCAGAATTGAATTTTAATTCTGTCAAGACTGAACTGCTTAATTGTCGCCAATCCCGAATCAAGTATGGACCAGATTCATAGAATGCTTCATCTATTTCAACTCCTTTATTTATGTCCTCTTGTCTCTTAAGCCTAAACTTGTTTTCAACACCGATTGTTGGCAAGTAAATATAGAAAGTCTCATTTAATTTTTCAGAAACTATTTTAAAGCAACGGTCCTCCTCAGAATACCATTTCATTAGCTCATCAGGACACTCAAAGCCCTTTAGGTTTTGGCTACCTACCTGTATCTTGTTTATGTGACCACACCTTTCGTTTGAGCACTTTATGTTTGCCCAAAGCTTGTTTTCCTGATTTGGAAAAGTCAGCTCATATACTCTAAATAGGATATGATATCTGTCTACTTCCAAAAAATCATTGAAGTTTAGTGGTCTTCCTCCAGGAATCTTGATTCTAGTACAGGCGTTTAACACAAAATTAATCTTTTCCCTAACGTCCAATGGATCATTCTCATCAATCGTAGACCAGTGACGAATCTCTTTGGTCTTTGCCGATCTTAATAGTAGCTCTGTTCCTTCTGGATAGAATAGTCCCAATGATGGAAGCGATCGTAGATCTAATAGTTTCCAAGAGGATTCGCCTGCTGCCGAAAGCTCTGGCGTTTCAGAATATCCTCGTATTTGACCCAACGCCTTTGGAGTGGGTTCTTCTCTAGTTTCCTCAACCGTGATCGTATTTACTCCATGTATTCGATCCTGTTCTTCTAGGAAACGCGCAGCTTCTTCTTCATCGATTCCGTTTAATTGCATAAAAAATGGTTTTTTATCTTATATACAAAAGATGATGCTTGGTTCTAGCAAGAAATACTTTGCTTAAGAATTAATGAATTCAAAAAAACGTAAAGCTCTATTAGATCTGCTTTCATATATTCTCTCAATTGTATCTACGTAGATCTCAGTAGATTCAAGAGTAGATGGATTTTTTATCCATGCTCTAATAGAGTTTGCCACATAGTTTGGAACAATTTTATCCAATTTTCCGACCATTACTTTTCCGTTTTCTGAATTGATTTGAGAATTAATCACAATACCTCTAACCCTATCTCCGGGTTTAAAGTAGAATCTTAGTTTACTTATTTGTTGATCGAATGGAGATACACCAGGATCACCCTTGATCGACATATCAGTCAGCGGATTCTGCTTTATCGATACTCCTGGAGTGAATTGACTTCGGCCTGTAGTAAAGTTAAAGTCTCCCTTGGTTCCATAGAAGGGTAGACCTCTTCCAAAGTCCTTCGAAGGCATGGCTGCCCCATCATAAAACTCATCGATTCTCTCCATTAGAATACGGTAGGTAAAGTTTTTCTCTTATATCCAAGAACTGTGTAATTTCCTTCTTCGTCTATCTCAACTTCACTTGAGTCACAAAAAATAAATTTCTTTAGGTATAAATCTATGATTGGTCTCCAAGTTTGAAGATAAGTTATCGGATATAGCGGAGCATTAGTATCATCATTATCTAGTCCCCAAATCTTTACGTGAGTCGCAGTAGAAATAGAAGTAAGATCGGCAAACTCAATTCTAAAGATTGGACCCTTTGCGTTTCCGTACTGTGCAAGTTCTCCTATTTGATAATAACCTAGTCCAGTCGTCTCAATGGCTGATCTTCTTCTGTCTGTTCTAATAAAAGTAGGCTCATAATTGATCCCAGCATTAATGTTAATTATTTCAGTTGCGTAACTAGTCATTTATTTAAAGTTTTTTATAGAGCCGTACCAAATAAAATCAATGCAGAAACTCTAATTTGATAATTATTATTTTGGTTACTTAGTACTATTTTATTTATTATTTGAGCAGGGTCGTTTGATTTAGGATTAGTAAAAATGGAAAAGAAATTGTACATTGGATAAAATGTCATGTCTCCATTGTACCTCGTAATTTCTAACGACACATTCTTATCTGAAATCAAGATCTCCTCTGAATTTAGATCGTTTGTTGGATAAGTTACTTTTACTAAAATTCCTCTAACATATGACTTACCGCTTTCTAATTCTGCTAGTGGAATAGGCAAGTCATTGTCAAATAGAGTTATCTCGTCAGATCCGCTCCCATTTTCTTTAACAGTTATGCCGATACACGAATAACCGTCAGTAGGAAACGCAAAATCCTTTAGGCAAAAATCTTCAGATATCTCCTTTCCATCAACGATACCAAAACATTTATTATCAAATAATTGAAGTATTGGCTGATTTTCATAACCCCCACAGCAGTCGCATATCTCATTCAAATTAGGTACCATTTGCCCCCTGTTTTTTATTATTTATTTTTTAAAAACGAGGTAAATTGTTGTCGTAGGTATTTGGTTTCTTTTTGGTTAAAAATACTCCTGGTTTTACATCAGTCGGTTTATCAGTCCTTGGACTTTTTTCTGACTTTGGTACGAACTTAACGGTGTCCTCAATCGATGGAAGCTCTTCTTCTATCTCTTCTTTAAGATATGGTGTAAAGGCCAGAGCAGACGGTTCTTCTTCTATCTCTTCAGGAGTAGGATCTTGTAGCTTGCCCTCTTCCTTAAGCTCAGCAACCCTCTTCCAAACACGATCAGCCTCATCCTGTAAATCCGATTTTTCATATTCTTCTATGATCTCCTTAGAATCTTCTAAATTATCTTCTTCTTGATATACAACTGGCTCAAGGTCTCGATCTCCATATTTAATAAAGAAGTGTAAACACGTCAATGAAATTAAAGGAAGTAAACCTCCCTCCAATATTGCAAGCAGTCTACGTTGAGCCACTAGATCTGAAGTATCACTAAACGAATCAAATAGAGGAAGAGTAAGTTCAGCCCAATCTTTAAATTCTTTGGAAGCAACGTCGATCTCAGTATAACTATAATAGATGTTACCTATGAATTGGATCAGAGTAACTATGATAAAAACAAACCATACTGAAAATCCTTTTACTCTTACTGATGATGCGGCAATCGATGAAAGAGCAGCAACCTCAACTGCAATCGACAAATATATCGCCCAGTTTATTGGATTTCCCAAATCG